TTTCTTAACGGCGTCCAGGGTAGAGACAGGCTTTTTCTCAACCTCTTTAGGGGCCGGGATAGGGTCGGTTTTGACTTCACGGGGAACATCGACAACTACATCTTCGCCTATGCTGGCTACGGGTTCGGCGGGGGCGGGCGTTGCAACTGTTTCTGAGACAGGCGCGGTGTCACCTTCGGTCATGGATGTTTCCTTCTGTAGGTTTCTGTTCTTTCGCCGTTGTTAAATCTGGCGGCGGCTTTCTCAACTGACGTCCTGATAGCCTTGCGGTCAGGCTTGGGCTTCTTGAATGGCTTGAGGCGCTGGGGATCATTTCCAACTTCGGTCACGCCCGCTTGGCGGTAGGTTTTGCGGAGTTCCGACTTGCTGGTGTAAATCTTGCCGTCCAACTGGCTCTGAACGCCTTCCTCCATGGTGTCGCCTATGACCATGGGAGCGGGAAGGCTTGAGCGGGTTTTGTTGGGCCTGTGATATAAATGGGCAGGGACTAAATCCTGCTTGGATTCGTCCCAAATCCAGCGTCCACGTTCCATTCAGAATTGCCTCATATATAAGCGTCCCCGGCCTCATCCCAGAGAACCATCGGAGTGCCGCCTGTTCCCGTTACGAGAACTATTGGAATGCCATTGCCTGTCGTGGTTACGGTTGCGGGCGGGGCATTGCTCGTCACATTGATGACGGGAATACCGTTTGTCGAAACAACCTTGACCGCTATTCCTTTTGTTCCAGCCATTAAGCCCTCAATTCATCAGCGCCAGCACAATGGCGAATTCATCATTCTCGCGGATCATTCTTTCCGCCTCCCGCCGTGTCCGTCTTGGCTTTCTCGGCTTTCTTTTCCGCCGCCTGTTCCGCCGTCAGCAGTTCACGCTGGGACTTGATGCCAATATCGGCATAGGAAGCGGTTTCCCTCATCTCTGCTTCCTTGTCGGCAACGTGTTCTTTAAGAGCCATTTCCTTCTCAGCCACGAAGGTCTTGAACTTGAATTCCTCAACAATGCGGAAGCGTTCGGTGGCGTCATCCAGTTCCTTCTGGCGCATGTCGGCGGCGTGTTTGCGCTGCTTGTCGGCCTCATCGGCTGCGGCCTTGATCTGGGCGTCCTGTGCGGCCTGATCGGCGTCAATCTGCTTCTGCTGCGCTTCCTGGAGGGCTGCAACTTTCTCAGATTCAGCATCCTTGGCGAGTTGCGCTTGCTTGGTCTGCTCGGCCATCTGCGTCTTTTGCAAATCAGCCTGTGTTTGCATCTCGGTTTCCTTGGCCTTGGCTTCAGCTTCGGCCTGTGCAGGATCAGGGCGTGGTTGCTTGGACATTTCTGTCATCTGGTCGGCAAATTCCTCGATCTTGCCTTCCATCTCGCGCCCGCCACGGAATTGCTTTGAGATGTATTTCAGGAATTCAGAAGCCAGTGGCCCCAACTGCGGGAATTGTGCCACTTGCGGAACAGTCTGGTTGATGAACCCGCCCACTGCGGTCACAAATTCGGTAGCGCGTTCCTTCGCAGCGTTTTCGTCGGGCTGGATTGTCGAGTCTGTCTCGATGTCCAGCGTGAAGGTCCGCATTTTATTGTCTTTGAGGAAGCCTGCGACCTGTTCAATCGTGACGGCTTTTTGAGCTTCCTCGATCTGCTTTTGTATTTCTTCCAACTGCGCCTGCGTGTCGTCGGGCGGGGCGGGCTGGCCCTCCACAGGCGGCGGCTGCATTTGCATTTTCATCTGCAACTGCAGGCCCATCTGCGTGAGAAACGCGACTTTCTTGGCCACCTGTGCATTGCTGGGCAAGTCCATCTGGGACATTTGCAGCAGCTCTTGGGGCGAATAGTTCTCGGCAATAATCTCGCAGGCAATGCGAATAGTATCACGGGCTATTCGGACCAACTCATTTTGCCTGTCACGAATACGCACGGACCCGTATTGGCTCTTGAGTTCCTGTGCGCCCAGGGTTTCGCTGGCTACCGTAGAGCCGCGCATAATGTCGCTGAGGCCCGTGATCTGGTAAACGTCATCAATGAGCTGCTTGCGAAGCTCAATGAGCTGCTGAATGACGGTTGCGACCTGATCAAGCGGAATCCACAGGATAAGGTCTTTCGGGGCCGCGCCGCCAACCATGGCCCAATTGTTTATCGGAATGAGAACCTGGTTGTTATTGACCTGTTTCAGCGCCGCTTCGATAGCGTCCGCAACTTCGCCCGATCCGCCCGGATAGAAACCGCGCAAGCGCAGGGATTCGGTCAAGGCCCCGATGCGGCCGGTGATTTCGTTTATTTCCTCAAGCTGATCCTTGTAGTACAGCATGTCGGGAACGGGAAGGAGCGTTCCGCGCTGGCGTGTTGCAAAGGCAGGCTTGGGGCATGGGAAAAAGCCCTCAAGGTCGAGATGGGGTGCGCCTTCGTCTAGGGTTTTCTCAACGCCTTCGCTGATCCAGACCACGCGCTTGGCAGACTTGGACCACAGTTCCCAGAAGGGGGCTTTGGAACGTGTATCGCCTTCGATAAAGCCCGGTTCATCCTTCTTGCGCTTGGAATACTGGGCATTCATGTATTCCTTGCCGGATGTGGCATGGAAACGCTTGCGGGCTTCCTTACGGGACAGCCATGAGCATTTGGCTACCCAGTCAACCTCTTTCCATTTCCGCGCCGCGTCGTGCAGGAAGTCGCGCCTTGCGACATGATCAATCTGGCAACCTTCATCGGTGAGGATGACCCATTGCACTCCCCGCGCCGTAACCGTGAGGTCATCGCGGGTTTCCAGCATGACGCCATCAATGTCCTGGCGCTCGATTGCCACGATAGATACGCGCTCAAGCAGTTCAGCCGAAGTGCGGAGTAAGGGCTTTCTGTCCTTGAAACGCGGAACAACCACCGGGACAGGGGGCCGTGAATAGATGCTTGGCCCCAGAACCGCGATATTGGCCCAGAATAGCTGGAACTCGCGTTCCCGGCTGATTGAGGCTAACCGCTCAAGATCGCCATAGAGCTTTTCAACCGTATCGCAGACCGTATGATAACGTTCAAAAGCCTTCTTGGCCGTGGCAAGCATATCCAGCCAGCCCTTTGAGGATTTGGGCTCTGTCGCTGGCCCACCTTCTTCAGGCGGCAATGTTTCATCAACGGTTGATGCTTCAGCCATTATGCGTGGCTTTCACAAGCATGATGTGGGGAAAGTCCGCGATGGTTTCCCGAGTCAGATATTCGCGGCGTCCATTCTTGTGGACAAACCCTTGGCGCTTCAAAATAGCCCAAGCGTCACGCCCCAGCATTGGCAATGCTTCACCCTTGCCAACAATGTCACGGTCCATGATATGCTTGTAGGTTTCCTTGCGATGCAGACCGCGCAATCTCTGCCCTTCTCGTGGAAGGGCGTTGAGGCGCAATATTCGTTTGCGTACCATTGGCCCGAATTTTTGCTTGTCCAACCATTTAACGAGCCGCAAACGGCAACCATCGCGCCAATCTTCGGCAAGGGCCTTCCTGAACATTGGCCCATTCCAGCGCAACTCTAATGCAGCCGCTTGGTCTAGCAGTTCCATTGCTTCGTCGTGGTTCATGTGCTATGAATCCTGAATGAAAATCGCCTTGGTCGTGCTTTATCTTTTCAGCGCAGACGGCGGCTCAATGAGCGTTGTGCGGGAATATAAATCTGTCGCAAGTTGCGAGAAGGCCAAGAAAATGATCTGTTCATATCTCCACCGATCTATCACAGCTTAATCCTTCGTTTTGTATCCCCGTCATAATCGCTAGGCGGGGGTGGGACTGGTATGTGGCCGGTGGGAAGTGGTGGTTTCTTCTCCACAACCTTGTCTTTCGTGCCGGACATCATCTTGTCGAGTAACTGGCCAACCAAGCCAAGCGCGTCCACCTGGTCATCGTGGACGCCAACCGGGAAACTCATCATCTCGGTAATAAGGTCAGTGACGAAAGGTGCGTTCCGTTCCATGTAAAGGCCATTCAAAGCTATGCGGCCTCGTATGGATTGCGCCCTGATTGCCTTGTCGCCCCGTGTTGGAAAAGCCTCGCGATATACCAACGCTTGCCGCTGGATCATGCGCTTAACCAGGAATGGTCCAACACCCGATTTGATCTGCCCGGTTTCCTCAGCCCAGCCTATCGGGTTCCACTGCTTTACCAGATCACAGAACGCCTCGATCCAAATATCAGATGAAGCCTGTTGCCGCCAAAGGTCCAGAAGATACATGCGGTCATCGGGATCAATGCCCACAACCACATGAACGGTGTAATCTCCGCCCTCAGATGTTACCGCATAGTCAGACCCGCCATAAATCCGCATGTTGCGGCGCGGCGGGAGTTCGTCAACGGTGTGCAGCCATTCACGCCTGAAATAGTCACCTGTCTCAGGGCTTGGCTCCTGCTGGTAGAGGGCAGACCAATCGCGCGGGCCAATGGCCTGTTTGATCTTGGCAAGCGCCTGAATGTCGTATTGCTCAGGCCAGAGTGGTTCACCCTTGGTATTGATGGCCGGGAGTTTGACTATATCCCAGCC